GGGATAGAAGTTATGTTCCATATCTGGAAAGTAAACAGCATTTCCAAGTTCCATACTTTCGTGATCTTGTAAGATCTCTGGTAATTTATCTAAACTCATGATGTCTCCTTTTTAGCACTTTTCATTGCATCTTTAATAAGATCTTTTGCTTCCTTTGTATTAGGTGCACAGTCTAGCGCCATTTGTGTAAAAAACTGTATGCCAACAAAGACTGCATGTGGAATGTCAATACCACCTTCAGCAGCTTTTTCAGTTACATCACATAGATCATAAAAAAATTGATCGTGTGCTTGTTCTTTTTTTGCTTTACTCATGATGCCTCCTGTATTTTTTTAGCCTCTACAACTAACTTACTAACTGATTCATTTAATTCAGCTATAGCTACTTTAAGATTAAATAAAGCATAGTTAACTTCGTCATTGCTTATGCCACTTGTGTTTGATGCTTTTAAAATAGCATCTATTTGGTCTTTATAATTAAATTCCATTGTACCCTCCTAGGTAAATATATCTAAGTTGCATTTTATATTAAAATAACTATAATGTCTACATCTAGTAATAACAGGAGATTACATGGGAATGACTAATGACATGCATATGCTAATGAGATTATCTTATGATCAAGCGGAAGGAGACTACGCTGATAAGAAAACAGATAATATTGTTGAGGCGTATAAAAAATACCACAAAATAAATCTAAAGTATGACTGCTTTGATCCCGTTGCTGAAGTAGAGATGTTTCACAACGAAAATTATCAGGACGCTATTAACTTTTATTAATTCGTACTATCCAGCGAGAGCTAGATTTTTATAAAGCATCAGGAGGGCTTTGCGAGAAACCTCCTGCTTTTTTGGAGAAAAAATGCAAGGTCAAAAAGCAATAGAACAAATCATGTTAGAGTTTACAAAGCTAACACAGTCAGAGAAAGCAGAAATTATTAATATTCTTTTAGAACATATGGCCACAGAAATTAAAAGACAAATTCCACATGAAGCATGAAATTAAGATCTCTTTGCCATTAGAGGTTTATTACTCAAAAAATAAGAAGTTCATTCTTAATCTAAACAATTATCGTAACGCCTACTACAGAATATTATCTATTTCTAAAAAGGTTTATACAGACAACTTACTTCCAGAACTACAAGATCTGCCTAAGTTTACAGAGCCTGTTACATTAACTTACACCTATTACTCTAAGACCAAGAGAAGAATAGATATAAGCAACCCTTGCTCTATCATAGATAAGTTTGCTTGTGACGCCCTGGTCAAGGCAGGGATCATCAAGGACGATAGTTTTGAGCAAGTCCAAGCAGTTGTTTATAAATTTGGTGGGTTTGATAAAGACAATCCTAGGTGCGAACTTATAGTATCTTTATAAAAAAGCCATTTTAGTGTTAAAATAAGTCATGACACTTAAAATAGTACCGATCCAAAGCAAAATGAAGAAGCCAACCTTGTCAGAGGTTGTTGGCCGTTTAGATAGTTTATTTACTAATTTTAATGTAAGAGGAGAGGATAAATTACATATCGCTCTTACTTCTTTAAGTTTTTGCATATCTCAGCTCCAAAGAATTGTTGATAATGATGAGAGGATGATGGTCATGCTTGATGAGGTCATAGATCAGTATGTAGATCTCTCAGAAAATGAGTCTTATATTGAATTACACACTCCAGATAAAGAATAATTTATTATTGTCAATTATTGTCAAGGTTTTCATGACGTGGAAAAACGTGATAAGAATGCGGGTTTCAGGATTATTTTATTTTTTTCATTTTTGTCACATGAGAAAGACAAAACTCCTATAAATATTTGATAAATATCTTGACGAAGTATTTGTATATGATGTATCCTCACAATACACTTTAGGGTAAAGTGGGGGTAGGTAATATCTAAATATCTGTTTTAACTCTAATATGCTTAACAATATGGGAAATAGAAAAAATATACTTGAATACGAAACTATCCTATCAGAGGATGAAGAAGCTCCCATAGAATACGCTAACTTAGATAACTCCCTCAACAGAAGACAAAGAAACTTTATTTGGCAATCAGTCAATAATCCTCGTTTATCACTCGTAGAAGCTGCACATAAGGCTGGTTATAAAGATGCCAGACAAGCGGCCAATAAGCTCATGAGTAAGCCTTTAATCCGTAAAGAATATAACTATTTGATGAATGAGGCTAAAAAGAAGTATGAACTCAATTATGATCGGGCTGTACAAGATCTATATGATATTCGGGACAAGGCACTAGAGGCAGGATCTTTTAATGCGGCCATATCTGCCCAGAACAGTTTGCTTAAAGTCGGGGGATTAATTGTAGATCGTAAAGAGGTTATGTTCGGGAAGATAGATCAAATGAGTCGGGAGGAAGTAGAATCAAGATTAACTCAACTCCTGGGTAATGTTGTTGAGGCTACTCTGGAAAATAAAACGGATCTAAAAGATCCAGGAGATCTAAAAGATGAGGTGGAAGTTTTAGATGAGAAAGATAAAGAGGATAAGCCCACACAAAAAGAATCAGAAGATATGACGGACTTAGAGGAAGAGGAAAAGTTTCATGAGGGTTGGACTGAAGATGAAGAAGATGAACTACTTCTGTTTGGGTCTGTCACAGAGAAAGATAATAAGGTAAATTAATCCTGCAATTATTCCTAAAGCACTCATGATTGTTTTTTTGGGGAATGAAGCAGTAATCCGGCCATACTATTAGGAGAGTAGAGAAGTTTTTGACTAAACCAAGCTACTGCTTCAAGACGGATTGTATATTCGTTATGGTAATTTAGCAACATAATCTGTCAATCCCCTCCAGAGGCTCTTATCACTCTTAAACCAAAATAATTCACTTGGGTAAGATGTTTGATTGTTTTTATAAACTAGAAATCCTTTATTGAATCCTTCGTTGTCAAATCCTTCTTCAACATTTAAGGTATCAATAACATCAATCCACTCTACTATTTTTATATAAAGTTTATTCATTTTATATCTTTTAGAACGGTTAGTTGTCTGTATTTTTTATAGTCATCTCGGGACATCATCATTTCTATTCTCTGCCAATCTTTAGCAGAGCCAACAGTTGGAAGTTTTGGATACTTCCTTTTTAATCTTTTTAATACTGCATCACTCATTTGTAAGTTCCTTATAATCTTGATTTAAATAATTCAATTAAGCTGTCAAGTTTTTCACTTGGTACATCTTTTAAATGACTTGGTGTTTCCTTGTCTTTAATATTGATCTTAACGGTATGTCCTTGCTCTTCTAATCTAGCTACTTTATCTTCGACTAAAGCATAATCTGGAGTATCTAAAGCTATTCTATAGCTGTTATCTGATTCATTATAAACGGTTACTTGGTATCTTTTCATTATTCTTGTTCCTTTAAAGTTAATCTTCGTTTTCCTATTTGTATGTAGCCATTCCCTGTATCTACATATACATCTTTATATTTTGTAAAGTCTCTAACTTTATATTGCGTATTTTTCATCAAAGTATCGTATATATCGTCTAAAAAGTTTTTATCTGATTGTTTTATTTCAGTCATTAGTCTTGCTCCTTCTTATATGCACACACCACAAAGTTATAACCCTCCGCATCTGTATCTAAATCTAATAGATCAGTAAGTATATTTAATACGTTTATTTTATGAGACTCAGCATAATCAACGCCAAACCACACACCATCAGGGACAAGAGTCCACCCGTTTTTTTTCAATTCTTTTTTACTAATACTCATTAGTCTTGCTCCTCTGTTTTTATTTCATCTACTAAATCCCATACTTCGTCAATAGCTTCTTTAACTTCTATTGAGCAATCTCCGATAACATTATCTAAATTGCTCATAGCCTCTCTTAGGTTGCACCATTCCTCAAGTTTCATCATTCACCTCTAAGTTTATTTCTAAGTCATTATCAAATAATTGATTATGTTGTTGTATGATTTTTTTAACATCTGATAGGAGACAAGATATCTCCCACGCTGATTTAGATCGTCGTTTCTCTTGATGTTCTTTAAAAGATATACGCTCTCTTGTTTGATGATAGACGGCTATCTTTTCTGCATGTTCTACAGGTAAGTCATAAGAGTTGCCATATTTCTTACGGCTACCTCTACCCCTTGCCTTGAACTGATAGCGTTCTTTGTTAGCATGTTTCATTAAGAACCTT